AGTCGACTCACGAGATACCGGACCCCCTGCTTCCTTGTAACTTTTTAGCGACAAGTGGTGGGGGAATTAGCTCAGGCGATAAAAGTATCGTCGCCTGGGCACAGGGCTACCTTGCTGATTGTATTACCGTCATCAAGGATGCAGGTGTGGCCATAGGTTATGACCACAGCGATAAGGTTTATGAGCAGCGTCTTTTAACGACAACTGTTCAGCACTGGTACTCTCTCCTTCCTCAGGGTTTCAACAAGTTGAATGTCCTGAAGTTGGTTAAGTACAAGTTCGCAGCCTTTTTCGCATCCCACAGCGATCAGAAACTCCCTGAGTTTCCTTTCGCGAACATAGAACAGCCAGACCTTCCAAAGGTTCTTGTAGGCGGACGTTTTTACAGTTTTCTGCGATACGTCCGGTGCAAGGATCTTCAAAAGTTTGGTTCTATATTTAGTGAGAAAAGTTTGTTTTATTCGTTCTGTTCTACTGCTGGTATTAGTATGAAAGGCGGCTGTCCCCGACCCGACAAGGATGTCTTGAAGGAGTCAGCCCGTGCAACGTTTAAAAAATTGACTGAGGAGAAGAAATGTCCCGAAATGGTAGTTTTACCAATCACACAACATCATTCCCTGCGGGTGTCAAGAATTCATCTTTACATTGTTTTACGACGTGTCGTGAACATTGTTTATGGTGATTCGAAGACTTCCGATGGGCGCATCCATCGTAAGAACGATTGGAGCGAGATTTGCGCTGACGTGAAACCATTCGTGCCATCAACTTCTGCCAATTACATAAGAAATAACGCCAACAAAGGCGCTTTAGGATCCGTTCTGGAGGATACCGATTTCTTTCTTCCTGTAATAAGTCAAGCCTCATGTCCCCGAGTCTCTCCAGACGGGGATGAGGGCCTTTTCTCTCAACCAATGTTCGTAGTAAGCGATACAGCGATGGACGTGAATTTCTCTGCAGGCTTTCAGCTTCTTAAAGCTAAAGCGATGGAGGAAATCCCATTCGTCTCAATTGTGTCACTTCCCGAAGCTCTAAAGGTTCGTGATATCACGAAGGGTCCTCCTTTTACATCGACAGTGTTGAAGCCTCTTCAGAGGCGTTTATGGTCAGTGTTAAAGGATTTCCCGATATTTCGAACAATTGGAGAGCCGGTTACATGCGAACTGCTCACAGATATTGTGGGCGGGTTGGCTAGCGGTCAAGAGTATACTTCGCTAGACTATTCCGATGCAACAAACTCACTCTTGTCCGAGGCTTCTCAGATGTGTTGTGATTTTATTGCAAAGGCCACCAATCTTGATCCTGATATTGCTACGTTGTTCCGACGACTTCTTGTCGATCACGTTATTCAGGACCCAGATGCTCGACCAGTTCGGGGTAAGTACTCACCCGAACACTTCAAGCCGCAGAAGCATGGTCAATTGATGGGAAGCGTTGTGTCGTTTCCGATCCTTTGCCTGTTAAATGCTGCGGTTGTTACTTTAACTCTACTCACGGACCATAAGAATAGTTCATCATACATCTTCGATTGTAATGATGACCTGTTTACACAGTTCGTTGAGACAAACGTTACGGAGGACTGGTTACGAAAGTTGCCTGTTTTGATCAATGGTGATGATGCTATTGTTCGCGCAGGTCCTAACTTCTATCCCCGTTGGATTCAGATTGCTGGCCTCATTGGTTTTACCCCTTCACTTGGTAAGACCTACTGCGGCACAAATTTTCTGCAAATGAATTCCCGTAACTTCTTACCCCTGCCCAAGGACGATCCACGATGTCTTATATATAAAGTTTATATTAAGAATCCTCATGTTTCGGGAGGTCGGGAGGTAAAAGAGAAAAAGACTCGTTTTGTTCAGTGCCCGTTCATCAATTTTTCCATTATTTCCGGAAATAAGAGATCAGGACTGTCACACGAGGAAGATGGTCTCCAGAATGGTCTAGCCTCCGTGGCGGACTTTTCTGGACGCAGCGGATCAATTGGATCCCGCTGCAGAGAATTGCTCAAAGTTTGTCCCCCTTCTATTGTGGAAGCGGTCATGACAATGTTCATGGACAAAAATAGGGAGATGCTCCAACATGTTGGACTCCCTTGGTTTTTACCAGAGCAATTTGGTGGTTTAGGGTTACCGATAACAAAAAAATATGGTCCGTCAGATTCTGACTTTACTCTTTTTTTGTATCTATATTCTCATTTTCATAAGTTCCCCACTGCTCGGTGGCCGTGTAACTTGAATGAACCAGATAGTTGGAAGATACGTCAGTTGACGAAGGGACTTTTACATCCCTTTCCTGAAACTGACCTTACTCCCACTGAATACATCTGTTATGAGAATACCGTGGCTAAGCTGGCTGCGGCGGTAACCGTTCTGCCGTTGGATCGTGCGAGTCTCTACTCAACGATCCCCAACGATGATCAAACGGTCGTAAAAGCCATTCAATTCAACCGCAAATTTCTGGCCAAGGCCCGAGAACTTGCACACTCAACCGGATACGTCCGGGAGTATAAGTTGAAGAATCTACGACCCATCGATGGAGGCGCTTTCCGTCCGTTAGATACGGACGGTGTGGCTGCATCCGAATTCTTTCAAGGGGTTGGGACCCGTCAGGTCCGCCCCAGCGACATTGTGGAGATGATGTCGCACTTTGAATTTCCTTTAAGAGGCAAAACTGTCATCCTTAAAAGTGATCTTCAGAGTGAAGAGTTCCAGCAATATTTGTTTTCACCTACCCAAAATGATCGGATCGTATCCGACACTCTGTGCTGCACAACGCGCGCATCTGGACAAGGGGAACAGGATGATGATAAGGCTCAATATCATTACATCCGACAGTTAATTCCGCAACTCGATCCCGATAGTTCTACTTCGTTTGATGAGGGCAAACACATGATTGCACCTATCATGCCTGCCCATCTCTTCGACTTTGAACAAATCCGCAAACATACACACCAACATGTTGGTACTGGTATGCGTTTACAATCCTCAGCCCCTCACAGGCTGAATGGACAGTTTACTCACGGTTTTGATTCAAAGCTCTCCGGTAAAACTAATAAGGGACTTCCTTCGAGTATGGTCGCCGATGATGGGGAAATTGCACCCGTCGCTGTATCAGAAAACAAAGAAAGTAGTTCCGGTCGTTCAAATGGTTATGATTTACAACACTTTAATCAAGAACTATTTGATGCCTATAAACAGAAGTACGGTGTGAATCCGTATAATGGACGCCCTGTACATCAAGATCAATTTCTCGAAAGAATCGAGAAATTTCTGATGGACAAGCCCGAGAATGCCGGTAGATGGTGGCGGACCCCCCTCTACATGCTTGGCTCTCTCGCGACAGCTGGCGCGCTTCTGTTAAAAGATTAGGCAAGACCAGTCCAAG